TTAGGACTCCTTTTGTTAGTATTAGATTTAACGGAAGGAGATTTATTCAAGGGGGCTTTTTGTTCATGCTCACCTTTCTTTGGGAGAAATAAAGCTGGAATTTGAATCACTTTATTCATGAGGTTTCTTTACAATAGCAGGTCTCATAAGTTTACCAGTTTCTTTATGAATAAAAGATGGCATTTCACCGTATTCAAAATTTTTATTATCAATTAAAAAATCAGGATCTAATAATTCATTATCTATGGTTCTTAGAGCATGTATACAAGCACAAACTGTATTGTCTTCTAGTGCTACCAATCTATGATATGTTAATTTAGGAACAAAAATAAAAGTTGGTGCATTAAATTCTTTTGATTTTACCACATTTTTATTTTCATCTAATACTTCATATAGAACGCTACCATAACTTAATAATGTTCCATGATCATACTCGTGTTGATGTGAATATGTTGTATCTCCACTTTTTTCAAAAAACATCATACGAGAAAATACATTTCCTGCGGCCAAAATTTTAATTTGAGGTTCTTTCATTTCACCACTCTCTAGGCATTTTTGTTTTGTGTGATTTATGTAAATTATTACCAGGAACGGTATCTTTTATACGTTGAATCACACCTTGTTCAAAAGCTTTGACAGGTTGTCCAGTACCTGGAGTTGACATACGCATACCATCACCAAGACCAGCAAGGCCGTCTACGGTGAAATGTCTTTGTAAGTGGGGATTATTATCTTTGAATTCATCCAACACCGTGTATGACATACGGTGTTCTTCAACTTCATTGGTTTCAGTATTTAAAAATTGATATGTTGGCATAATATTATGGTCTTTGATGATGATTGAACCATCCAGTTATGATATATTTAGTTTGAGTCGGAGAAACTTCGCCTCGATGTGTAAAAGTCCAATCGGCTGGCCATATTAACGTCAATCCTTTTTTAGCTTTTGTTATTAACTTTTGATGGTAAAATTCTGTACCACCACCACCATCAGTTACATCATTTAAATAAGTCATAAAAACTAAATGTCTAGATAACACGGGTATAGTGACACCAGGCCTTTCCGCATGCCATGAATAATATCCCTGACCTGGCTCATATTTTTGTATTTGCATTTCTTCTAAAACGCTCCAAGGTAAAGAAGAATTACATCTTGGAAATTTTCCAATATAAGAGTTAACAACTTTTTGTAATTGTTGAGAATAATTCTTATATTCCGAACTGTTACGTTTTAAATTACAATCGGTAGAATCTTTCATTTCCGGTTTAACAATACCTCTAGTCTGACCTTTGTGTTTTTTATCAGAATTCTCAAAATAATTTATAATATCATCACAAATATTTAAATCGTGAAGATATTCTTGATGTATAAATTCTTCACCAAACATCATTTAAACCAGTTAGGTACATCACGAGAGTTAACACGACCTTGCCATGAGGCAAAGGACTTTTTATTATTTATGTAGTAATTATGGTACGAGGCCATAGAATCATTTGGTATTTTTACATCATCAGGCATAGCTGGAGTGGGTGGTGTAAATGGACCATGTGGTATGTTATTGGGTGTAAAACAAAGTGTTTCTAACAATCGTTCGGTAGAGTGAATTTTACCATAACGATATGTGTATTCTTCGCATAGTTCACATAATAATTGATAAAGCCAATTGTAATTGGCATCTGATTGTCTTACCCAAACAGCTGAAGGATGGTTGCCATGAGTAGAGCGATACAGTATATGCTCACGCTCGTCAGGAAGAACATATCTCGTTTGTTTTCGACCAGCTTCAGAGAGGCCAGTAGACAAAGTACCATCAATAATACGGTGGGCAGTAGAAAGTAATTGAGCATATTCAACTACCATTTTTGTGGTATGCTTGCTGATGTGCCATTGAGCGCATTGTTTGGGGTCCGGATGTAGATAAAAAATATTCATACTTCAAGTCTTACTCTTTCAACATCAGTCCAATCACAAATCATCACACGGTTACCATAATGGTCTACTTCATAAGTTTTAACTTGTAGACCAACTTTAGTTACCTCATCACCTTTGACCGATTCTAACACACGAAACTCATATTGTAAAGTCTTATTTACTTCAATACAAGGTTGTGGAATTTCCAGTTTATATGGACTTGAAGAACCATAGTTTGTTTGGTAATTGGTAACACCATAGCCACCATACACTAATTGTTTAGTAGGATTTATTAACATAATATAATTGTATCACATTCAAAGTTAAAAGTCAAATTATTTTCCAAATCCGAAAGGACATTTTTTTTGTTCTTTTTCCTGTTTGATCATAAGTTCTTTTGTTTTTCTATATTTGTTTTTAAAATAAGTAGGAAAACTATTATTTGATAAAATTTCCATTTCTCTATCATCTACCAAATGTGTATGTATTTCAACTTTTCTCTCACTCAAAGGAATAATATTTACCAAAGGTTGATTATTTGGTATTAAGCATTCTCTAATTTTTTTAGAAATAAAGAAATTAATATTTGTTCCATGTTGATATTTAAAATCAATAATTGCTGGAGGCATTATTATTTTATTAATTGGAGAAAAATTCCAAGTGTTTTGTGACCAAACCCATTGAATATCTTCTTTTGTCTTGAAGATCCAAGGACTTATTAATTTAACATGAGAGAACTCATCAGGATTTATAAGTCCAGACATTTGTTCTATATGATGTTTTGTGTAAGTACATTTCTTATAAGAAAAATTGACATCAAATTCTCTTTGATCAGGAAGATACGTTAATCTCAAATCGGACCATAACGGCATTGTTATTCCGTGTTTGTAATAATTTATAAAACCAATACAACCTTTCATAGTTGGTGTTTCACTAATTTTTCCTGGAGCAATCATTGCTTGGTACGTTTTTGGTAATTTTAACCACCATTCCGGATAAAATTTGTGTGAATAGTCAACAGAAGAAAATTTGTATACTTCAGGTCTGCTGGTAAAACAATCTAAGTGTATTTCCTTAGGTTTAAAAAAGAACATCATTGTGCCACCATATAATCATTAAAGTTAATCATTGTTTCGTTATCACATTGTAACATATCAATACGGTCCATGTCAACTAGTTCAGGATGAACCCACCAATCTTCTACACTCTTACCGTTTAAGCCAACATCATTAACAACCAGGTGATATCCTAATTCTTTTAGGAATCTTCTGCTTTCTGTCCTGACGTTTGGTGCTTGACCACCATTATAGAGATCGTGTTCAAATGTAATTACACGGAACTTTACCAAATCATGTGGTAATCTTTTAAGAGCCTGTAGTGTGTTTTCCGGTGGTTCAATATCAATAGACAAGTAATCCACAACACCCAATAAATTAGCACGACTAAGCATACTCTTATAATCAACAAGTAAAGCATTAGCTGTGTAACAAGGATTCTTTCTCTCTGAAATAAACCTTTGTACTTTGGCATATTCCAATTCTAAAGATACACCAGTCCATGAAAAGAGTTGTTCTAGCATGGCTGTGTTGCTCATCCAAAATGGTTCAGCAGCACCAATCTCAAAGTATGTACCATTCTTTTTACCATTCAATACTGCCGTAACAAACATATCTTGCCATAGAGTACCACAATTACGATTGATAGTTTCAATTCCATCAAATGGAAACTTAAACTTATCTTTCAATTCACTTGTATATAAAAAATCATCCATTCACTAACATCCTAATAAGACCCATGGTGTCGATAGTTGTTAACAAGAGGTAGTTAGCCAACATTCCAAAAGATTTCCTAGTATAAGCAGCCCAAGAGTACATACAGCAACCAGCAATCCAAATGGGATACATAGCCATAAGGGGAGGATTAGGCACGGTAATCGCCATTGTAAGCGAACACCCAACACTAATAGCCCAAGCGAACAACTCAATAACAAAACGAAACTTATTGCTATTCCAGTCATCACGAATCCACCCAAAGGTACCTCTCAATAAATCATTCATCTTAACTTCCTAGTTTAGGAATGTCCAGGCCTTCCATGTCACCTTTACCTTTAAAAACTTTTGTTGGTTGAACAACTGGGTGTACAACTTCAGGTTTAGTTTCCGTTTTCTTTGGGAATCGTTTAGCAATATCTTCAGGTGTTACCATTTGCATAGCCAATTGTTTGAACAAAGCATATGAATCAGATACCTTCATAGCATTCTTACCACCAACAGAAGCAGAGTCTACAAAGAATAAATGACAACCACCACTAGCGAGAGGTGCAATCTCAATTACTTCATCCAAATTAACCAAAACAGGACAACCTTTTTCTATGGAATTCACTTCAATAAACAAACTCATATATCACTCCTTATTTTTTATCACAATCAGAAACACGAATTAGGTATGTAGTCACATCGGTATGAGGTCTAACAAAGAAACATTGTCCTTTAATATCCCAAACGAGGTGATTTTGTATACCATCTTTATAATCTTTCAACTTCAACACATCTTCTTGTTGTTTACCATAGGCCAAAAATAAGGCCAAGAATAAAACACACCAAGTTAGAATTGAAAATATAGATTTAACCCACCACTTAACTCTATCACTTATTTCAAACATCAAAGCACCTCAAAGTATAACACAATAAAACTAATAATGGCAACCAATCCTAATATTAATATACGATTCACAAATACAGTCTTGTGATAATCCAATTCTAATTGAATCATCTCATGTTGAGCCAACAGCATTTGATTACATTCAATTTCACCGCCCATCATCTGGATGGTTTCAGTAGATAGTTCCAACCTACGTTTAGCTTCAATATAATTCATAATAGAAAACATTATTCTTCCTGTAACCTTGCTTGTTCTAACCTTTGTTCTTGTATTGTCTTTTCACCAAAAGATTTTCTTGGGTTCATACACAATACACATTTTGGATTACCACAATTCATTGAATGATGTTTAACGAATCGGTGTGGATCTTTTACTTCATGGCCATACTCATGTGCTATCTTCTCTTGTTTTTTGATAGCGTTCTCATCTTTGAGTAACCGTTTTGAATGTTTAAACTTGTCTTCTTCGTTACTCATATTGTCTCCTTA